TCCTTCATTTTCTCTTCTACACACGACTCAATAGTTCTCACAACAGCTCGCATCATGTCGCGTCTCTCTTGTGTCTCTATCGCAATCAATAGATTCTTTTGTTCCTTCACTAGGAAGGGTCTGAAAGTAACTAGTTGTCCTGTAGATGGTACGTTTAATTCATATGTTGGTGATGCGTTTAACTTTGGTAATGCCATTATGTAATCCTATAATTTAAAATATTGAACCCAAACTCAGTTTTAATTCTCCTAATCCTCGTTCGTCTTTGATGACTCTCCAGTTAGTGTAGGAGAATGTTACACTAATCTCCACCAAACCATCCGCTTCATTGGTCAGTTCGATGCTAGTAATTGTGGTTGGGAATGCGTCCACCAACTCTACGCTGTATATGGATGCACCTAATAGATCAAAGTCTATACTAAAAGGTCCTACGTCGAATCCTACCCTAGCAATAGGCTTTCTCAGTTGATGTATCTTTATCGGAGCAACGTAATCGTCTTTGTATCCGACGGTACCTTTGGGTAGAGGAGTTGGTTTAGGAGGTTTAGGTTCTCCCTCTTCCTCTTCGTTCGGTTCTTCTTTAGGTACAGCGTACTCACCTAACATAGCAGAACGCCACGTGTCGAAATACTTCTTTGCGCCATAGTCGTTCAATGCGTAGAAAGTCATTGTGACATCATCTACTGCAAACCCGTTAACGACCTTCTCACTGAAGATACCTATCTGACGATCTAAGGTAGTAATCTGTTTACCAGGCATGGAGACACTTTTGCACAATAGATTAGCAGTAGTACCCGACATCCCTTTGAGTTTAGTTTTAACACCACCATCTAGACCACTTCCTACCTCAGAGGGCATTTCCACAGAATACTGGTTGGACATCGCCATACCATTCTTGGATATAAGTTTACCTTTTAAATCTTCTATTCCAGCCATCTGTTAATCGCCTATCATTTTCTTGGAGTCGTAGTATACTTTCTTAGAGTTTGCCTTACGGAAGTCTGCGGTCGGTAAGAATGTAGCAATCTCCCACTCTGGTGCTGGGACCATAGAGAACTTACTCTTTACATGTTCGTTCAGGTAGTGCTTGAAACATGGTTGAAAGTACTTCAACTTGCTTGACTTGACCAACAACTCATACGACATCTTGAATCGTGTAGAGTCATTGAATTTAGTGTTCGATGTAATGTCCATCAACGCATCCAACATCTTGGCGCGTAAGATAGGAGGTAGATAGTGTAGGTTCAACCCATAGAACCCACCTTCTGCTGGACCCACTACAATGACCAATGGAAATGTGTCGTAGTACGGTAGCGTATCCTTATGTTTAGGATCGTAGAAGAACATGTACATACCACCGACGATCTCTTGACTCGTTTGCTTCAACGGGTCTTCTTTCATCAATGCTTCACGTTTGATACTACGCATGTTCTTGATCTTCTTACGAAACCAATCACGGGACTCTTTCGTGCGCGGTGTAATACCAGCACGGAACGCTTGTAGTTCTAATCTTTGAAATATGTTAGACATCGAAGTATCCGTTAAAATTCGTACTTCTATTTATACGTTATTTTCTCTTCTTTCTGAAAGGAGGCAATTTCTTTAACGGTTTCTTGGTACGCATACGTTGTGTTGACTTGGGCATGATACCCATAGCGGTGAGTTCTTTCTCAGTCCATATCTCGAAGTGGTACCCTCTATCCTTCGCGTATTCGGACGCGGCCTTCCACTTGGACTGGTTCTTGATGTAGGTCATACCCTCGTTTAATAGAGTGCGACGGGTCTTTCCCTGTTTGCGCTCGGGACGTAGGGTTTGTTTGTGGGGTTTGACTTCTACCAGTACAACACGTCCAGACTTGTACTTGATGACGAAGTCCATGAAGTATCGGTGAGGTCGGTTATCGGTCTCACAGATGTATGGAATGACTAGTTCTTCGGACATCCACTGTACCACGTCCAGATTGCTGTCACACCATTTCATAACATGTCGCTCCCACCCCGAACGGTAGACGACATTGTCCACGTCTCCAGCGTACTTGGCTGGGTTCTTAGGTTTGTATCTACCTTTATAGGTCTTCACGTTTCAATAATACCATGTGGTTGATTCTATCGCTAGAAGGATACGCGAACTCATGTACTTTCTTGTACGGAAAATCTGGTTTAGATAGGTAATGATGTATCAATCTCTTGGGGTTCGGTGACTCTACTCTATCATCCATTGATAGACTACGGACGTAATCATCAAATAGAATGTACTCTACCCTTGATTCGTTACATAGGTTCAAGTCTTTCGACATACCTTCTATGCTATGGTCCCCATCAACGAACACCATATCGTATAGGTCGAGGGTACGTGGCTCCAAATCATGTGAACTCATGTGACTGAATACGAACCTGTCGGGGTACATCTCTTCGAGTTTATTGGCATTGACCAAAGTGTACTCGTGATGTCCTATGTCCACCGAATGATACTTGACGTTCTTATCCACGTTCAAGAAAGTGAATGCGCTGTGACCATAGTTGAACCCTATCTCCAACACGTTTCTAGAACGAGTCATCTTCAATATGGTGTGAATGATCCGGCAACTAGTAGCATCTGGGTATACATGCCCTTCATCATACGACCAACCTTCGGTCAGGAACTTACTGTCCTCTACTAGATTCATTTTATATCTTCATCGCTTCTGTATAAATAGTATCAAAGTATTTATAAACATAGGTTCCAGACCATGGCAGAAGATAAAAAGACAGTAAGTGTTCCTCGCGAGTATACGGCAGAAGAACAGATAACCAAGATCAATGAGTCTAAGACCGACAAAGAAGTGGGGTCGCATGACGGTACTGCACATAAACCTCTAGTATACCCTATATCAGATACTAATAGGTATGGTGCGAAGGTTACTTTTATTCCTCAGTTGATCACAGGTCCTAAGCTAGACGGTAATGCTAGTTTTGGAGACGTTCTTAAAACTTTTCAAAAGGGTCTTACATCTACAATCAAGGCAGAGGACCTTGAACCAAAGAAAAAAGACCCTAAAGGCGTGCCTTTAACCGGAACTCTAGAAGATACCGAAGGTTCTGGTACAGCGGAAAAAGACCCAGATAGTACCAACAAAGAGGATAAGCCACTTACAATAAGCCCTGGCATCCATATGCCATTAAGTACCAAGAAGATATCGGTTTATCTACCTATCGCATTCGGATCCACAGATACACTTACTTATGATAGTCCTAGTTTAGGTCCGTCAGGTGCACTCTTGAATAACGCACTAAGTGGTGCGAATGGTAAGGCAGGGGATGTACTGGGAAATGCACTTGGAGATTTCATCGATCTATTCAAGGGTGCTGGTGCAACAACTGCTAGCAGCCTGGGAAAATTGGGTATCGCTAAACTAGCAAAACGTGGACCTACCGAAGTAGGGGACGGTGCCGCAGCTGCATTACGTGTAACCGTTGACCCTAACATTCGTACCTTATTCCGTAGTGTTGCGGTACGACAGTTTGCATTCTCGTTTAAGTTCATTGCGAAGAACTCTAGAGAAGCACAAGAGATTAAGGCAATCATCAAACGATTTAGGTTCTATGCTTATCCAGAATCGATTGGCTTTGCAGGGAAGGCAGTGAAAGATGGAGGGAATGGCAGCGAGATCAGTGTTGGATTCAAGTACCCACACCCATTCGTTATCAAAACAGAATTTGTTGATGAAAACCAAAACACTATCGATATAGGACCTAAGATCAAGTCGTGTTACCTTACTAGCATTACTACTAATTTCAACCCATCGTCTATGGCATTCCATCGTGATGGTGAACCTGTCGAAATCGACCTCTCATTGAACTTCACTGAAGAGACCACCTTGAACAAACAAGATATATTGGATGGATTCTAATGGCATATTTTAAATCATTTCCTAAGATCAATTATAACTTTAATGGGGAATCCGCTGTAGCCGTCAACCTAACTGCATACGCAGAAGTAATGGATGATGTTAGATTGTCTGCTTCGTTCTACCAAGACTATTACATATCAAATGGTGAACGTGCTGATAACGTTGCATTCGGTCTGTACAATGATCCTCAGTTGCATTGGGTGTTGTACCTAATGAACCCTAAGTTAAGAGAACAGGGTTGGCCAGTGTCAAATACTGATTTGGTGAAGATTGTCAAGAAGAACCACCCTAATACAACTTTAGTTATTCGTGCTGATATGACTTCTCGTCTCAGTGTAGGGGATGTCATCAAAGGGTACACTAGTGAGGCGGTGGGTACAATCGTATACAAGGATTTGGACCTAGGACAACTTACTGTAGAAACAGACGGCACCTTTGTAGCAGGGGAGTTGCTAGGGGATGTTGCAACAGAAGTGGTTTATTCAGACTTTACAGTAGACACTGTCGTTGCAGAGCATCTGTCAGCACACCACTATACAAAAGACGGTGAACGTGTGGACATCAACCCATATGAACCTGTACCCCAAGACGTTGTCAAAACAACCTTCTTGGATGAATATGAAAAAACGAATGACGATCTAAAGCAAATTAGAGTAATCAAACCAAGCTCTATTAATACTGTAGTCGGTGCATTCAAAAAAGCGATTAAGTCATAATGAGTTCCG